GCCATAGATATGTCTGTCCTTTCTCGTGGAACTCGTCCACTAATGCTTTGCAGTTGCCACTCTCTGTATACTCGTGACAAAAATAATATGCGTCCTTGTCAATGCTTATTTCAAAGAACATAAGTGCACCCAAACAAAAACGTCTCTCTTCGAGACGCTCGGGTGTGTATCTCCACTCATCAATCATGGTGTGCCATCCTGATTTCTTTTTTACTGTTAGTTGCCCATGTCATAGTCTGACACAGGTATTGATAGAATGCTGCCTTGTGTTTAGACAAATTGGTATAGTGGTTTAACTTAATCCACTTACCATTATGGTTATATTCTAACGCAAAACGCTCCATCGTCAAGCATGTAACTATAAATTATATAGCGAATACTGGAAGTCCGACTGTTGCTGTGATGCTTGTTAAGCATAAGAATGCTAGTATTGGTGCTGCTTTAATCATGTTGCTCCGTTAAAAACTGGTGATAGAAGTCCGCCACCTTGATCGTTGTCATCGTCATCCCCATCGGTGGCACGAAGGAATAACTCCACAAAAACGAGTGCCCCTACTGGATAGAGACACCACATTATTGCTTGGAAGGGAGAGATGTCCACTTATACAAAACCAGGAATGATTTGTCCTGTTGTTAAGTAAGCACCTAGTCCTGCGATAATACCTAGCATTGCTAGTCTACCGTTTAATTTCTCTGCTACTGTTTTTGATTGTAGATCTGTCATTAGAATATACCTGGAATGATCTGACCTGTTGTAACGTAAGCACCGACTGCTGCTACGAATCCAAGCATTGCTGCCCAACCATTAAATCTTTCTGCTTCTGGTGTCATGATAGTGTTCCTGTTGTGTAACGTTTGTGTGTTTGTTTGATAAAGTTGTTCTTCTAGTAACTCGTACATTAGAATCCGAGTAGTCCGAAGAAAAAGAAGTTGCCTGTGAAGTAGTATGAAACGAATCCAGTAACAAGTCCAATCATAGCAAGTCTACCATTGATTTGTTCTGCATTTAGTCCATAACCCTTGTATGACTCATCTAAGTAAGGACGAGGTTCAGTTGGATACATGTTTTGTCTTCCGCCTGATTCTGTTACTGTTGTCATTTTGTTTAGTTTTATTAAGAACTGTTACAATTATATATAATTTCTTAATATTTGTCAAATGCTTTGTTACAGTTCTCTAACCGTCACACCCTCTGGGTAAAATTGATTCCCTCCATGTGATCATATTCGTGCTGAAATATTCTTGCCATCAGTCCTTCCATCTTTACTTTATGTACTGTCTTCTCTTCGTCTTCAAACTTTACCACGATACTCCATGGTCTTTCTACCTCTAAGAATGTCTCTGGATAGGATAGACATCCTTCTTCCATCTTTTCTTTTCTATCATACTCTTTAATAATCTTAGGATTAAACACCACAATAACTTGCATGGTCTCTATGTCAGATACCATAGCGAATGCTCTCTCAGATATACCAATCTGAGTAGCAGACAAACCCACACCTCTATGGTGTAGCATATTCTCTACTAATGTCTGTGCCAACTCAGATCTATCTAAGTTGTACGAGCAATTATTAACCCTCCGTGATAGGAGGGTGTCTGTGTTGTTAATTAGATCTTTAATCATCTTGTTTGCTGTATGCTCTCACTTCTGGATCTGGGTCTAACCACTTGGTGTACTCGAAGTCCTCCATAGCGGTCTCTATTTGCATTGCATTGTCACATAGATACATGTCTTTGTATCTACCTGACGTACCTAACTTCTGAATTCTATAATCAGATGTGCCATTGTCTAATACCCCTGCATCGACGTAACGATAGGGATCTCTCTCCATAAGAATGATAGGTGTCATAAAAACTTTACCGAGTCTAGGCATAGTATAACACGTTATACGAAATGATACCACCCTGTTGCTATAAGTTTATCTGATGTATCTGATTTGCGTCCCTTATGATGATACGTCCAGTCCGCTGGCCAGATAACAGTTAATCCTTTTTGAGCAGGAATATATGTTTGTTGATGGAACCACTCTGTGCCACCGTCAGGAACGTCATTCAGATAGGTCATCCAGACCATGTGTCTATATGTGTTAGACCGAGAAGAACTTTGACGTTCGCAGTGCCACAAGTGGTATCCCCCACCAGGTTTATAGTATTGTAGGTTGAAGAACTCTTCCATCTTCCAACCAGATGTTTTGCTACACAGTGGAAATATCTCAACGTAATTATTCATTACCCTGTTTACTTCATCTGTGAAGTTTCTGACTCTCTCGTCAGTGATTCCTACAAAGACAGGATTGTCTAGGGAATCTTTTATGTCTGTGTTGACTAGACCAGTACCGTCATCAGCAATGGTTTCTCCTGCCCACTTCTCAAATATTTCTTGTGTATGGTAGAAGTCGATGATACCATCAGTGACACTCTCATCTATCTTTTCGGAGTAGATAAAGTCAGTGCGAGGAAAGGCAACCTTGCCATCATAATATATTGGTTCTGGTTTGAATGTCATTATACAGGTTGTGCGTGATAGAAATCAACCGTTAGATTTTCTAGCACTGTTAGATCGTTGTTGTTGTGTTTGTTATAGAATAGTTGTAACTGTTTTGTTAGAAATGGATACTCTCTGTCGAGATCAATTTTCCCGAGAGTAGCATCACGAAGGATTTGCAGTTTGTCTGCAAATAAGTTGTGGATTGTCATAGGAATCGTATGACAAATAATCTACTGCCATGGAGGTCCTAAGACCCAACCCACCAGAGAGTGTCTTACACCTGATTTAACAGGGTCAACTCCATGATAGTCGTCGGAATGAAAGAAGACCATTTGTCCTTTCTTTAATGGTACGGTTTGATTGATGAGTTGAAAGTCTCCACCTTCAAATTCATCGTTGAGTAATAGAGTGAAAGATATCTTTCTTATCTTTCCATTCGTTCTCTTCTCAGCGTGCCATTCGGATTCGTCTTGATGCCAGTCATAGTGGTCTCCTTCTTTATAGCGGGTAAGTTGTAATGGTTCAAGGAAATCTACATCAAAGTTCCAGTTTGCTGCTTCATTTACTTTCATCACATAAGACAAAATAAGATCGTCAAGGTCTTTGTCCTGTACGAATATTACGTCAGAGGTTCTAACCTTATCGATCTCAGTGGATTCATATCCTTTCTGCAAAAATAGAAATTGTTGTAGTGAATTAAATTCAGCGTCGTCTAAGTCGACGGTAACATAACGATCACGATAGTTCATATATTATATAGTTCGTGGGTGAACTTTGTGGGGTACCATTTCTTTACCCATGATATTAAATGATACAATAGTCCTCGAAACACCAGTAAAATTAGGTTCCTGCATGTGTGGTAAGTATGAGGGAAAGAACACAACGTCTCCTTCCTCCACGTCAGGCATAAAATCTACCACCTCACCATTGATATAGTTATGGAACGGTGCAAAGAATGTTGTTGCCTTATGGATCTCTGGTTTAAAGTCAACATATAATACTGCTGTGATACCAACAGGACCATGATTATGTACACCATGGAACTGTCCATTTGCTGTGGTCTGATGCCACATTGCTACGATATTGTATATGTCTAACGGATAATCAAGTTGCATCTCATCCATGATAGGTTTGAGTGCATCTAATACTGTCCAATAATATTTTGGCATTGACTTGTTAGTAACCAAGTCATGATAGTCTGTATCCATTTCATGTGTGTTGACACGTCCACCAGTTATGTGTGCCTGTGGACTGTTATCATCACACTGTTCTAGTATTAATGGTTTCCATTTGTCCCAATCAGGAACTCGGAAAGATTCAATCGGTATAGTGAACATGTTTAATAAACCATTCAGCGTCTACAACTACAAGAGGTTTCTTGCGATTCTTCTTCATGAACAAGATAGGTTCATGCTTACCTGAGTTCGCTTCTGCCTGTGAGTATGCTTCATATACATTCAACTTCTCTACATTCTTGCACTCAATACTAAAAGGAAACTTTGACCTAGCGTCTCTCGCCATAATCAAATCTTCTCCTCCTGCACCCATGCTTCGAGACTCTATGTCCTCTGGGTGGATGTCACGATGTTCTATAAGCATGTCACGAACCCATTGCTGGAATCGTCTGCCTTTACCTTTTGCACTTTGTGGTTTCAAGTTCCCTCATACTCATCTTTATATGTATAAGGTTTAGGTGACTTCCATAAACCAGTCTTAGGATCTATATCTGATTTAAGATAACTGTCAGGATCTTCCTTGATAGCATCCTCTAAACTCTCTGCTAAGAGTTTGAGGTTGTGTGCAATTAGTTTTACTTTGTCTACATTCATGATGCCATTACCTGTGCCCAGTCTGCGTTGAATTTAGCGAGTCCTTCGCGTGTAAGTACATGATCATACATCTTCCAGAATATCTTAGGAGGCATGGTAACTACATGAGAACCACGTTTAAAACATTCTGATACATCTTTCACATTCCTTAGTGATGCTGATAGAACTTCTGTATCGATATCGTGTGCCTTGTATGTGCTAACAATATCACCCACTAAGTCTACACCACTGAATGAGTTGTCGTCAACCCTACCTACGAAGGGTGATACGAAAGACGCTCCTGCTTTTGCTGCTAGGATTGCCTGTGCAACTGAGAATATAAGAGTAACGTTTACTTTTATATCATCTGCTGCTAGATCATTACATACTTTAAGACCCTCGACTGTGCAAGGGACCTTGATTGTAATGTTTGGATTAATTTGTACATATTCATCTGCCATTTCCAGCATTTCTTCTACGGTATCTCCTGACACCTCTGCTGATACTGACGCATCCCAACCAAATAATTGTGTGATAGATTCAAGTACATCTTTTGGATTCAACCCTGACTGTAACATCAGTGTCGGGTTAGTAGTAACCCCATCTATAAGACCAGTGTCTACTGCCTTAGTGATCTCATTAACATCACTACTGTCTAGAAAGATCTTCATGGACTTACGTTCTAATTCTTCACTCATATTTATTTTGGATAATAAAAAGGACACCCGAAGGTGTCCTCATATTGTAACACTTAATTTTACTTTTGTCTAGGATTGAATAAGTTCCAGTTATTAATATTGAAGTTATCTAGGTAAACCCATTTGGCATAGTGGACCCCTCTGTAACAGAGAAATGCGAATACTTTTTCTGGATTGTGAATCTCAGGATCATATTCTGGAATGTTGTGGTCCCAATCGAAATGGATTTTTAACTTCATGACTAGAACCCTTCCTTTTGTAAGAGTCTAACTTCCGTATAGATTATTCCTAAGAATAATGCCATTCCAAGGGAGATACCACCTACTGTCAGTAGCATGATTATACCTCCTTGTTTAGTTTAATGCCTCGATAGACGAGTTGTGTTTTGTCTGCGTTTACGTTTGTGTCCTTGCGTGTACGATTTGTGTCATACTGAACACCGCGATAAGTAACTTGTGCCATTTGATTTTTAGTAATAGGATGGTTTTAAGATCCGTTCCTTCAATCGTTTGCGTCCTTACAATACAATCCTTGTGTCTCACCAAACTCATAGTAAAGATCAATAACTTCTTGTCTATCTTTATCGCTAATGTCTGGGTAGACCTTAGCGCGATCTACAAGTGTATTAATGTCTCCACATGAGACTGTAACTACCTGAGTAGATGCTAGTAATAATCCAAGCATATGTATCATAGGATGAACGTACCGTTCCGCGATTTACTTGCGTCCTAGTTGTAATGGTTCGCAATTTCTATCTTCAACTTTGGTAAAAAAGTAATCAATAAGATACTCTTTTGCATCAGTAGAGAGGTTGCTATCTGTTAGAACCTCAATCCTGTTGGTGTTCCACTCTTGACATGTCATCTGCCAGTGGGCAGGGTAGTGTTCGGAGAGGAGCGTCGCTGATAGTGCGATACCAATCATAAGATGAACTTATGTTACACATAAGATGAACGTAATGTTATTATATCATAACATATCTATTTATGCGAATTAAGATTCTCTTAATGTTACAATCGCTACTATTTCCGCTTTCGTCTAGTCAGACCACTCTTTTTCAAGTCTCTCTTCACCTTCTTCAAAAAAGATAAGTGGTCCTTGATACCAATTTTCGGGTCTAGCACAGAGAGGATCGCTCTCATGTTCTTCTTTGTCCATTTGTCCAAGAGGGTTAAAGTTTAAACCCTGCAAAAGTTTCTGCATCCACATCTTGTTTTATGCCTCCGACAACATAAGATTCGATTTCAGTTTCCTGGGGTGCGTTTTGTTGACCCTTACTATTTAGCCAGTGTTCTGTCCATGGTAATGGGTTGTTTGATGCAGGGATATCGTATATGGGTTTGATACCTAGTGCTTTCATACGTCTGTTTGCTATCCACTCGACGTACTGTGATAATAATCTTTCGTTTAGTCCTATGATACTACCTTGTGAGAACAGATAGTTCGCCCAGTCTTTCTCTTCATCAACTGCTGCTTTAAACATAGCGACAACATTCTCTTTCTCTTCTTCGTGGATCTCTTTCATGATAGGATCGTCTCCTTTCCTCCACTTATACATTATCTTTTGAGTAAGTGCAAGATGCTGACTTTCGTCTCGTGCGATGAGAGAGATAATCTTAGCGGATCCTTCCATAAGTTTGAGTTCGCCAAACGCAAACGAGCAAGCGAATGAGACATAAAATCTGATGCCTTCAAGAATGTTAACATTGGCAATAGCACGGTAAAGAGAACGTTTCATATCTTTCATTGTCCAGTCAGTAGTCGGAGAACCTTTCCAGTCCTTCTTCCACATGTTACTTTCTGCCCATGCTCCTGCACGTTCTAGAAATTCATCGTATGCTTTTGTTACTGACTTTGCTCTGGCAATAATCTTATCGTTGTCTAGTACAGTGTCTAAGACTTCGGCAGGATCGGGGTACACGTTCTTAATGATATGAGTATAAGAACGAGAGTGGATTTGTTCCATGAATTGCCAGACACCCATGCAACCTTCTAACTCAGGAAGAGAACAGTAAGGACTAAATGCCATCCCTGGTCCTCTACCTTGTACAGAATCCAATAGGATCTGATACTTCAAGTTACTTGTATATATGTGCTTCTGCTGTTCGTTTAGGGTTTTGTAATCCCCTCTGTCTTTTTGTAATGATACTTCCTCTGGTCTCCAAAAGTATCCTAGTTGTGTCTGTGTCAACTTATCGAAGTCTGGGTATTTAAAGTTGACATACTGTTGCATCCCTAGGGGTGCCCCAAAAAACATTGGTTGTGTTGTTGTGTTATTCTTCTTGGAATTAAAGACAGTGGTCCCCATTCTCGTCCTCGGTTCGGTGTGCATTTATTGTTAATAATATATTAGACGTTGCACGCATCACAATCTGCTTCGTTGCCTGACATAATATCGTTTATCAAATTGTCAAGCACCTCAGTATTGTCTGGTGTCTCTTCGTCTTTTTTGATGTCGTAAGTATTCTGATAGTAACTTGTCTTCCAACCATACTTATAGGTTGCAAGTAAGTCTCCTGCCATGACAGATACAGGTACCTTGTTATCAGGGTAATTTTCTGGATTGTATGACCAGTTACCAGAAATTGCTTGGTCAAAGAACTTCTGCATAACTGCAACTATTTTAATGTATCCTTCATTCGATGCCATGTCCCAGAGAAGAGTGTAGTTATTCCTGTAAGTATTGTACTGAGGTACAATTTGTTTGAGTGGTCCTTTTTTACTCTTCTTAATGGACAAGTAGTCTCTTGGTGGTTCAATTCCGTTGGTAGCGTTAGACACAATGGAACTGCTCTCCGATGGCATCTGTGCGGACAATGTTGAGTGTCTAAGACCGAACTCTTTGATGTCATCGCGTAGAGAATTCCAATCATAAGCAAGTGTATTGTCTACTATCTCGTCTACCTCCTTCTTATATGTATCAATAGGAAGTATTCCATCAGAATACTTTGTGTGTTGGAAAGCAGCACATGCTCCACGCTCTTTTGCTAGGTTGTTTGATGCCTTCAAAAGATTGTATTGGAATGCTTCTGTGAGGTCATGAACCAACTTCCATGCACCCTTG